TTCAGGACAATCTACTGATTATGATACTCTTGCAATTAATATAGGCAAAAGACTTGCAGATGATTTTAAAAACATTATACCATTTACTAGTCATACTATAAAAGATTATCATAAAGAAGGTTCTGAAATTCTTGATATGTTAGTCAAACAAAAATTAATTAGAGTTCAGTATAGAGGAAAAGTTAGGCGGGGGGTTTTAGATCTTGATACAGGTCGCGCTAGCGGTGGCTGGGGTGATACTATTTCTAGAGAAGTAACAGTTATTGATAAAAATCTTTTAAGGCTTCAAGAAGCAGAAAGAAGAACTATTATAGCTAGACGCATGGGAGTTACTAGCGGTAGAGATCGTCTTTATGTAAAAGCAGGAAAAAAAACTTATGTTAATGCTAGAGGACAAGACACTGGAATTCCTATTGTATCAAGGAATAAATTTCCAGATTATGATCCAAAGCAAATTGACAAAGATATGGCTAATATGCTCAATCACGTTATGAACGTAGATTACGAAATAGACCCTCAATTTTTCGACTTTATGGATGATGTTTTAAGGTTTAGAGACCCGCGAGGAAAAACTCAATTTTATGATAATATAAACGAGTTTAGACATGATATAATCAACAGAGGCGAACTAGGTTACGGCCTCATGGCTTCTGCAAAATATCACAGGCAAAGAGGCAAATCTTTTAAGACTTATGCTTACATTGACTCTAGAGGACGGGTGTACCACAGAGGCTATCTTACTCCTACAGGGGGAGAAATTGCAAGACCCTTTCTTAATTCTGCAAAAGCTGAAAGAATGACACCAGAGGCTTTAAGAGAATTAAAAATTCAAGTAGGTGCTTTTATAGGCCCAGGAAATGAAGCTCTTACACAAGCAGGTAGACTTGATATTTTTAAAAGAAATGAAGCTAAACTTCTTGAGCTTGGTGGGCTTCTTCAAGCAACTACTCAAAGAGATAGACGTATAAGAGAATTTTTAGAACACCCTCTCATTCAGGGGCTTGAAGGAAAAGAAGTCCCTAAGATGGCTAGGCTTGCTCTGGAGTACAAAAGAATACACGATCACACTGCAGGTAACGTAAATAACGTTAATTTGCTAAGAACCTACAGAACGAAACTAATGATTGAGAACGACGCATCGTCTGGCGGTGCTCAAATCATAGGTCTTTCTACAGGTGATCGTCAAGTTGCAATAGCTAGCAATGTTATACCTACTACTCAAAAAAATCGTCTTTATGACTTAGTAGCAATGGATACAATAAATGATCCTGAATTTTTAAAAATACCTGCTTTAAGAGATGCTAATCTTAAATGGGAAGATCTTTCTAATGCTGCTAAAGGTCAAAACATGGTTGGTTTTTATGGTGCAGGCGCAGCAACAAAAACAATGAGAGTTACTAAAGGTCTTAGAGAAGTTCTAGAAGATAAAAACTTTTTGGTAATAACAAAAGAGAATTTAAATGCTAACTTAAGGTTAGTAGATGGACGAATAAAAATAGCTCAAAGAGAAGGTGCTGATGCAGTAGTCGCACAACTCACTAGCTTTAGAAAGGAATTAATTGAGGTAATAAATAATAATCAACCAGTCGGAAGAAACTTGCTTAAAGACGCGCAAGATATACATCCTGACGTTGGTGATTTTGTTAATACCTTAACTAATAAAAGACAGGGTCTTATTGGCCCTAAAGATTTTTCAGAAATCTCAAGGATAATGAGTAAAAACATGTCTAAGAGAGCGCCAGTCACGGACAACTTTATAAACTATTGGAAAAAAGTATCGGTTCGGTATGTTACTGAAACTGAAAAGGTTGACATTCCTTGGGTTACTTTCGACGGAAAGATAATGACTCAAAGATACAGACCTCAAATACAAGAGCGAATAGAATTTAGAGATCCAGTGTCAGGTAGACTTGTGAAAAATATCTACGAGACATCGGCAGAAGATGGAAGACTTTTAGGTAAAGGTTCCATAACTGATGCTAGAATCGGACTCGGAGTTAATGGAAACCATAGTAATGATGCCGTTTTAGTTCGGAAATTTCATTTATGGGGTAGGAAAAATAATATACCTACTGGAACAATCCATGACGCTTTCTTTACTAACATTGGAGATGTAGAAAAAGCAAAAAGAGCCTTAAGAACCATCTATGCAGATGCTCTAGAGGGTGATACAATAAGAAAAACTTTGAAAGAGATGCGTAAGCAAGGACTTTCAAGAAAAAGTTATAACGAGCTTCTTAAAGAAGCAAAAGAATTAGGGTTAATCGACCCTCCTAATAAAATAACGAGGAAAGAAATACTCGAACCCGATACTGACTTTAAAGAGTGGTATGGGATTGGACCATAGATATTTGTAATAGGCTGTGGACCTTCAAATAAATAAATCTGTGATTTAACAATAAAACAAGCTGTGCTTGAAAGGAAATATAATGAGTCAAGACAATGTAATAACTGAAGAAATAGATACAATAGACACAACTGCTCAAGAAGATATTGAGCAAGAACTTAAAGTATCACAAGAAGAAACTAAAACTGAAATAGACCCAATCGAAGCTGCCGTTCAAGAGCGACTTGCTCAAATGAAATCTAACATGGATCGCATGGTTAAAGAAAGAGATATTGCTCTTAAAAAGGCGGCTGAAATAGAACAACAACAAAAGCAAGAAAAATTAAAACGGTTAGAAGAAGAAGGTAAAATTCAAGAAGCACTTGAGATAAAGCTAGCAGAAGCTGACGCTAAACTTAAGGTTTATGAAGAAGAAAACACTCGTCTAAATCGTGATAATATAGTAAATTCTGCTTTATCATCTTTGGATTTTAGAAATGATCGTTCTCGACAATTAGCTTATCGTGATATTGTTGATGAGCTTACTAGGAACGAAGATGGTTCTTGGGTTCACAAATCTGGAATTAGTATACAGGATTATATTGCATCTTACTCTAAAAATGAAGAAAATAATTTTTTATTTAAAGTGAAACCTAACTCAGGTACCGGAGCAGTTTCTCCAACAGGAGCGCCTAACACCACCGAAAAGAAATCTATTTCACAAATGACTACGGATGAGGTTTTGGCTATGGCTGCGAGAGGACAGTTGGGTTCGTTCAATTATTAATATAAGGAAAGATAGAAATGCCTATTACAAATACAGACTTTCAAAATGTGGCTCTTGCTATTTCTGCTTATGCTGACGAGGCGTATACAACTTCTAAAAAGTTGAACTCAACAGATATTGTAGGACAGCGTGACGACATTAACGCGAGCGGCGAATCTTTTGTTGGCCAATTCCGTTACTACAAGCCACTGTCTGCAAACATTAACGTTGCATCACTTTCAAGTGCAACAGATGGTACATATACAGACATCTCAACTGATTTGGCAAACTATGTCAAAACAGTTCGTACCTTTGGTGCACAACAAGTTAACATGCAAGAAGTAATCTCACAACAAGACGGTCTTGCAAAAATTGCCCGTGACTTTGCACAAGTTCGTGCAGACGATGAAGGCGAAGCCCTTATGTCAGTCCTTAAAGGTATTGCTCTTAGCGAAGTTACTCGCGGAGACCTTGGTGGATCAGGTAATGGTGGTATTATTGCTTATGACACAGACGCAGATACAGCCGCTACAGGTATGTTTGTGGATATTAACGCATTGGGTCTTTTTGGAGCAGCTGCAACTGGTTCTTCAGATGAACGTGCTTTGTTTGATTCATCCTCAACAGGTGCTGCCCGTGGTCAACGTTTGTTTAAAGCAGTAGGTGCTGCGTTTAAAGATCACGAACCAGACTTTATGTATCTCGTTACTTCACCAGAAGTAATGGCAGAAATGCGTGCTGCAAACCTTGTAGACGAAACCGTAGTAACAGACGGAAACCTTCAGTTTAACACAATCTTTGCCGGTAAATTCCGCTTGGTAATGACTCGTGCTAACCAAATGGCTTCTGGCTTTGCATCTGGGGATCTTAACGCTCAATCAGATAAATGTACATTTGTATGTAAACCAGGATCAATTACGTTTGCTCCTGTTCCAGTACCAATGCCTGTTGAAGTTGATCGTGACGCAGCTGCTTACACTGGTGGTGGTTCTACAAACGTATGGTATCGCTATGGCTTCATCATGCACCCAATGGGTTATGACTGGTCAGGTGCTACTAACGCATTTGCAACTAACGCTACGCTTGGTGCTGCTGCATCATATACCCGTAAGTTTAATGCTCTTAACTTGGGTATTCTACCTATCTTCCACTCTTAATTCATTAGGAGGAACTAATGGCTTTATCTGTTGGAACCAATAGTTACGCATCTGTTGCAGATGCAGACACTTACTTCGACACAAGGATAGATAACGCTAATTGGGCAAATGCTGCTACAGCACTTAAAGAAGATGCTTTAGTAACTGCAACCCAAATAATAGATAATCATCCTTGGATTGGAAACGCTGTTAGTTCTTCCCAAGCTCTTGCGTGGCCAAGAAAAAATACTACGCATTACGACCCCCGATTAGGTCTCGAAACTAAATTTACTGAATCTGAAACACCTAGTGCAGTAAAAACTGCAGTGTATGAGCAAGCGTTGCATTTACTTGATAACGAAGACTTGCTTCAAGAAAAAGTACAAACTTTCGAGAGTATCTCTGTGGGTTCAGTTAGTTTATCTGACAGCAATAATGACACAGGAAAAACTTCTATACTACCAGCGCGAGTACTTAGACCTATACGTCATCTTATACGAAGAGGACATACTGGAATGACTGGTGCTACATGGTGGAGGGCCAACTAATGTCATTATCTGCCAGAGTAACGGCGGCTGTAAACAGAGCCTTTAAATCGGCTGGCGACTTAGTCAAAACTGCAACACTTTCTAGTAAAGCAGTTACTAGCTTTGACTTTAGCACAGGAAGTACTGTAAGTTCTAGTAGTTCTCAAAATGTAGATGTTATTGTGCAATCTACCCAAAAGCCTTCAGGAGATGCCTTTACTACAACGGCAATAATGAAGACGGGGGTAGATATGTCAGTGTATGATACTTTAACGTTTGATTCTAAAACGTTTAATATAATTGACTTTACTGACAATGGATTTACTATAGAGGCTATACTTGTCAGGGAGGTTACGTAATGTTTAATAACGTCCTTACTGATATAAACTCAGTATTTGCTGATTCATCTTGGACTTCTAACAACATAGATATATACCCTGATAATTATCAAGGTACTTTAGCTGACGAAAACGAATATCTTCGTTTAAACGTTATGCCTAATTCTAGCCAATATTTTACTCACGGTGGTGAAAAAAATTTGTCAGGAATGGTAGCTATAAAAATGTTTGTTAAAGCAGGTGAAGGACAATCTAGATTAATGGCTATAGCTGATATACTAGATAATGTTTTACAAAGCAAAAGATTGACTAATGGCACAGAGCTTGGCACATCCTATATGAATGTGGAAGGGCTAGACCCAGCAAACAAATCATTATATAGCGCGAGCTATATTATACCATTCAAGATACATGGAGATTAAACATGGCACATATTGATGCACTTGGTTCAGGTATTTTTACATACATGGACTACTATAAAGGTGATGCTACTCCTGCAAGCGAAGACATTGCGGGATATAAAGCATTATTTAATACTACTACAACAGACGTAGATGCAAATGAATTGTTTCGTATTGAATCAGTTCGTGAGTTTCCTTCAATTGGTACTCCTGCTAATATTGTTAACGTACCAGTATACGGTCAAAAAACCTCTTCTCAGGTTCAAGGCCAAGCAGACGCTCCAACTTTAGAGCTTACAATTAACTACATTCCGACTAACGTAGATGGTACTGATGAACTTCACGACATTCTTGGAACACAGGTTTATTTCCGTTTCATGATGTGTGACGCGGCAACTACTCTTACAAATTCTATTGGGGCAACAATTGCTAACAAGAACACATCTTTCTATTTTAAAGGTAAAGTAGAAGCTATTCTTGTAAATCCATCGTTGACAGACCAAACAACGGCTACCGTTACTTTGTCAACTCAGTCTGATTTCTTTGGACCAGACACAAAATAAAACTTAATTAGGTAGAATATATGACAGAAAAACCGTTTAGTAAGTCTTTTGTAATGAGAACTACATTTAGACATATGAGACGAAGCTGTGATATAAGCATTAGAAAGAGTTTCGAAAGATTTAAGGACTTTGATAAAAATAGTCAAATGGGCCAAGAAATCATGGAAACTCTTTCGGTGCTACACTCAGTTCGTAAAATGTTAGATGATTTTCAGAAAGAAAACAATCATTTGTTTTCGGAAGACAGTAAGGTAGAATATAATGAAACATTTAGTTAATAAAGTAATGCTAGAAAAAGTAGACTTCATGGGAGACACAGTAGATGTTAAAAAATTAACTGTGTCAGATATTTTGGAGATACAAAAAACTTCTGAAAAACTTGCTAAATCTAAAAGTCCAGATGAGATGGCACTTATTCGAGAAGTAATAAAAAGGGCAGTCATTGGTGCCGATGAAATTTCCAATGAGGAATTTGAAACTTTTCCTTTATCTGAATTAACTGATCTTTCAAATAATATAATGAGGCTTTCCGGTCTTAATAGTCAAGGGGCTGTTGAGGGAAACTAACTGAAAGAGAGGAGATGCTTTACGATATTGCTTATACGTTAGGTATGCCTGTTTACAAACTTGAAAACGAAATGCCTTACGAGGAATATGTAAAGTGGATGCATTACTTCTCTAAAAGACCGCAAGGATGGAAAGAAGACCAAAGAACTTATATGATAATGAGAGCTTTTGGTGTTAAAGAATCTGCTGAAAGTATATTTCCTACTTTAGCAGCAGTAAAGAAAGGCTCGTTGTCAGAACCTGACAAAGCGTTGCCCAAAGGTCAGTTTCTTAAAAGGATGTTAGATGCTACTAAAAGTAGTGGATCTGAATGGATTCCACCATGGTTAAAGGATAAACAAAATGATCACTCTTGATGTTGTTAACTTTAAACAAGAGATGGATAGAATAGAACAAGAAGTAATGCTTCTTGGAAAAATGGAAATACATGAACAAATAGATAAAGCAACGGATGAGCTTAGGGTAGTAACACCTGTTGATACAGGTAAGGCTAGAAAAGGTTGGTTTAATACTAAGTCCTTTTCTCCCCTTGGTTCTCAAATAGGGACTATAGAAAACCCTGTTGATTACATATCAATACTAAATAATGGACATAGTAAACAAGCACCTCGTTATTTCATAGAACAAGTGCTTACTAAAATAGGTATACTTACCCCTGACTAAATAAATGCCCCTGATGGCGCTTCATATGAAGACCACGGGGGCAATTTTATTAAGGAGAACCGCATGAGTGGCGTAGAAATTCGAGTACGTGCTAATACGAAGCCAGCACAACGTGAGTTAAGTAGATTAGAAAGATCAGTACAAAATCTTGATGAAAGAGCAAGAGGCGTTAGCAATGCCTTTAAAGTTATGGCTGCAACTATAACAGGGGCTTTTGCTGCTAAAGGGCTTACAACGTCACTAATAAGAGCAGGGGATGCCGTTAAAAACCTAGAGAACCAAATCTCCTTGGTAACTGGAAGAGGCCCAGAACTTGCTAATGCGGTAAATCAAGTAGTTCAAATAGCCAATCGGTCTCGCGTACCTATAAATACAGCTGCAACTACTTTTAACAGGTTTGGTCTTGCTCTTGAAGG